AAAATCGAACAAAACGCTCATACCTAAACAAATTGTGCGATATTTGAGGGTTTACTATCTTTAATAAAATATAATCAGATACATATTCATAAAACGCTTCATTGGTTTCATTCAACTCTTTGGCTAAAGTATTATAGGTTGTTATTTTAGTCAAATCTTTTATTTCATATATCATATCATCGCCTTTTGTTAATATTCTTCATATTCTTTTTCGCTACTTATTTTGGGTGCATTCTTTTCACTGTCTAATACAATATCTAAGCATTCTTGTCTATCGCTAAATATTAACTTATTAAGATTATTGTATGAAAATAAATATACATGTTTATCACGCTTATCAACTCCAACAAAGTAATCATCTTCTACTGTTCTTATAAGTAATTCAATTATTTCATATGTTCCTACCTGTCTTAGTATTCGGGCATAATATACAACTATGCCCTTTTTAATATCTTCTTTAGTCATTATTATTCATCCTCTGTTTTATTCTCTAATATAGATTTAATTCGTGCCTCATATGAAGTTGTTGCCATAATAAATTCGTTGCAGCGACCTTGCATTTTATGAAAACTATTTTGCCACTGATTACACATTCTAATTATTGTTACAATATCTTCGTCATATCCATATTTGTTTTCGAGATTACGCAATGCAACATAATAGTCTTCACCATCAGCCTGAATATCAGATGATTCTTCATTTGCAATATCTACATAAGACATAGTAATTACCTCCTAATCACAATATAAAACCATTTTGTTTTGAGCAAGAGATTGTTTGACATCAATTACATGCTGATTCTTACTTCCTCGCCATTTTAATGTAAGGTCTTTCTGCTCATCTATATATTCTTCGTCAACCACGATATTACATAGTTTTATTATCTCCCATCGTTTTGACCAAACATCAGGTATTCCGCTAACTTTTTCATATTGTTCTTGCTTTATAATCTCCGATAGCTCATATCCTGTATACAACCAGATAGTTTTCTCAGGAAAGGAAATACGGATTTGTTGGGTTAGATTTAGTACTTCATCGAGGTTCTGTTCTGCTAAACATTCGCCACCAAGGAAAGATACTCGCTTAATATATGGTCTATCAATAAGTTCCATAAATTTATTTTTTGTTTTTTCTGTCCACTCTTTACCTTCACTAAAGTCCCATGTCTCGGAATTAAAACAGTTTTTGCAGTGAAAAGGACATCCTTGAACGAAGAGGGAGACTCCAACTCCCTCACCGTTAGAAATATCCATAGATCTAATCTGTGCGTATCTCATTATAAATCCTCCGCAATATCTGTCATATGAACATATCTCTCCTTAATTTCCTGAGTACGTCCTTTTCCCCAGTAATTAGTTCCAATATATCCACAAGTCCTTCTTGCTACATTCATCTTGTCTTTATTTCTATTGTGGCAATTTGGGCATTCCCAAATAAGTTCGCCACTTTCATCAATAATTTTAATTTCACCGTCATAACCACAAACCTGACAGTAATCAGACTTTGTATTTTCTTCTGCATACATGATATGGTCGTAGATGAATTTATTCATTTCCAAAATAGCACCTACATTATTTACCAATCCATCTGTCTCAACATAAGATATTGCACCTCCAAGTGATAACGCCTGAAATTCTGATTCTTTAGCAAGTTTATCAAATGCATTAATTGGTTCTTTTACAAATGTATGATAACTGTTTGTGATATAATTTCTATCTGTAATACCTTTAATAATTCCAAAGCGTTTCTGTAGACACTTCGCAAATTTATACGTTGTGTTTTCGATTGGAGATCCGTAAATTGAAAATCCAATATAATGCTCTTTATTCCACTGGTCACACTTATCGCTCATAAACTGCATTACTTTAATACCAAAATTATGCCCTTCCTGTGAATCAATATGTGATTTACCAGTCATATATTTTACACATTCATATAACCCTGCATATCCAAGAGAAATACTTGCATATCCATTGTGAAGTAATTTATCAATTTTCTCACCCTTTTCAAGTCTTGCAAATGCTCCGTACTGCCATAATAAAGGTGCGACATCAGATAATGTTCCTTCTAATCGTTTATGTCTGCAAAGTAATGCTTTATGACATAGTTCTGTTCTCTGTTCCATTAAATCCCAAAACTTTTCATAATCGCCTTCAGATGATAATGCTACATCCACAAGATTTAACGTAACAACACCCTGATTGAAGCGTCCATAAAATTTATAATTACCATTTTCATCTTTATAAGGTGAAAGAAAACTTCTACACGTTTTATTACATATCACTATGTATACTGACTATATATTCTCTCCGAGTCCGTTACTCTCATCAACGAGCCGACCGCTTGGAATTGGTGCTTATCTCCAATCCTACACCGCTACACTCATCACGGTTAGTCGATACACACTTCCTATTTATAGGTTTGGCACGGTACTCATCTTAGGTCACTGAATTTCTTCTCTCTAAGACCTATCCGTTAGCAACTATATTAGTCACACCCTCTAAGCAATGAGGTTCAATCGGTTTATCCTGGGCTGTAGTTTACGCTTACCCATACACGGAAAACAGTTACCTTCTTTATATTTCTTCATCATCTTTTCTGAAATATAATCAGGATTCATTCTCTTCGCAGTACATTTAGCTGCAAGTTTTGTTAAATACCAATAAGGGGAATTTTCATGAATATTATCTTCTTCTAAGACATAGAGAAGCTTTGGAAATGCCTGTGTGACATATACGCCAACTTCATTTTTAAGACCAAGTAATCTTTGATTAAGAAACTCTTCAATAATCATTGCAAGTTCTTTCTTATACTCTGTAGTCTCTCCAAGATACATGAATACACTCAAAAAAGGAGACTGCCCATTTGAGTTAGACATAGAATTGCACTGATAGTTAAATGTCTGAACGCCATCTGCTACTTCTTTTTTGGTATCAGCTTCTGCATATCTCTTACAATCTTCATCAGAAAATCCCCATAACTTATATTTCTCATAGTATTTATTGTAACTGTCTCTTACAAACGGAGCTAAATGTGTAAGTGTAATTGTTGTGCCTCCATATTGAAAAGAGGTTACTCCTAATATAATTTGTGTTGCTATTGTACAAGCCGTGAGAAATTTGTGCGGTTTCTCAATCATTACTTTATTAACACAAGTACCATTCTGTAACATATCTTCAAGATTAATAAGACTACAGTTACTCATTGCATTCATACCAAAATAATCAATATCATGGAAATGGATTATGCCTTCATCGTGTGCCTGTACAATTTCTGGTGGGAGTAAAAACCTACGAGATATATCCTTGCTCACAATTCCTGCCATATAATCACGTTGCGTGTTTAAGACCTTTGAATTTTTATTAGAATTCTCAGTATTCCAATACTCGCTCTCTCCGTCCAACAGTTCATTAATTTCTGAATCGGTTGTATTCTCATTCTCTCTCTGAAATTCTCGAATACTTCTATAGCCTTCATATGCTTTGGCGGTAAGTCTCTGTTTTTTTGTAATTAATTTATCATAAACCATTGATTCAATATCAGA